CGGACAAAGACCCAGATGAGCCAGAGCCCGCAAGTGAAGACGGTCATGATGCAGTCCCACAGAAAGTTGAAAAAGCCGTAGCCGCGGTATGCCATTTTATTCTCCTTAGTCTAATAGAAAAATGACAACACATGGGTAATGTGTTGGTTACTTCCGACGTAGAGACTAATCGTTAATCCCTTAGTATTCGGTAGAGGGGGTTCGTCCATCTCTACATCTCATTAAAGCCCAAGTTTTTCGTGCGGAGACAAAACAAAAATGAGAGTCCAGGGTTCACAGCCCATCGAAAACTGTGATTAGGTACTAGCTGTACCACCGAGTAGGTATGGATAACGTCCATACGCCTTGCGTGTCTTACTCTCTCTCATCTTACCCCAAGTTTTTTTCGCGACAAAAGAGAGAGCCCATGGCAGAGCAGTCAACTTCATCTTATACGCAGTAAGTTGCCTTTGGCGTTGTAGAATATACATTGACTGCTCTATCACGAGCTCTCTCAGTCGGACCGATGTACTATCGGTTCTTGCGGTTGCGACGGCGGATCGCTCGGCGCTCATCGATCAGCTCTTTCGTCGAGACGACGGGGTAGAGCCAATTGGCGATGGTGCTGAGGATATCTTCGAGCATTTGCTTCTCCTTTGGTAGGGTCCATTATACCCTATGTAATCTATGCGAGGACTATTTACTTCTTAACTACTTCGATGATCACTTTACGAAGAGTGTCAGCTCCAACATAGCAAACCACTCCAAATATAACTTTCTTTACAACGCTCTCAACTTCAACGCTGCAGATTGCTGCCTTTTCGGCAAACGATAACTCACTAGCAAGATCGTCGCTTTCGAGTTCGGCCGGTTTAGCTAGTTTGACTTGCAGAGTTCGCTTCATAAAGACTCCTTTGGTAAATATAACTAAGGCAAGGAAAGAAGTCCTTGTTGCGTGGACTTCCCTCCCTGAATCTGTCCGAAGGACGAGTGTTACTTCTTGGGGGTGACCATGTCGACGATGACGGCGGTGGCCCGGAACGCGTACCGGAACGTCGCGGCGGCGAACCTCGCCGTGATGGCGGCGAGGAACGCGAGGACGACGAGCAGGAACGCGAGGGACGGGTTCTGCGACGAGACGTGGGACTGGGTTTCCATGGGTATTACTCTCCTTTGTAGGGTTCATCATACGCCATGTTTTTCGTGCGATTTTGAATTGTTTACCCGACATTTACCCCCGGGAATTTTCGGGAATCAAAAAAATATAACGCATGTAAAGAAGGCAAGACATGTACGCCATGTAGATCTTGTGGGATTTACATGACGTACACGCCTTGAGCCTTCCGAGGATCAGTCGGGCTTGGGACGGATGATCTGCTTCACCGCTTGCGATGCGAGGACGTTTCCTCGTTCGAAACCGACGATGATCACGATTCCCGCGAGGTTCCCCAACACGAGGGCCAACGTGTCCAGGCTGAGTGGGCTGCGGCGAGAGTTCGCCTTGAGCGCACTGAGCGTGTTCAAGTGGGCCACGAGGTTGGTGTACTCGGGGTCTTCGGGACCAACACGGTTCATCTCGATGAGGACCTGTGTGATCACATCATCAAGCGATGGGTGCTTGTTTCGTTTGAGCTGCAACGGTATCCTTTCGGTAGGGTTCATTATAGCCCAAGTAATCCTTGCGGTTACTTAACCGTTGACTGGCTTATTAACAACCTTAAACAGGATCTGATCCCTATTGGCAAAGCTCTCTGCATTATTGAGTTCTAACGAGTACTTTGCCACGCCACCAGGGTCTGTATGAAATACCATGTTTCCATCATACTTAGCCTCACTAGCGTTATAGCCCTTGGTAGACAACCCAAGAATCGAACCAAGAAACACGTTAATTACGGCGATGCTACCAACAACCTGCTCGGCGGCGGGAAGCCCCCAAATGGTCGACAGCGAGAAATATAAAGCTGAAATCGCAGGCAGAAGAATCAGCGAAACAAACTTTAGCTTGTCGTAAATGTGGTTCTTTATAAATATGTTACTCATTGTAGCTCCTCTACGCTTCTTTTGCAGAAAGTGTTGGTATACCAAACTCTCCGTTTTCGTCTTCAGACTCGGCAAACTCTATTACTCGCATCTCGTCTGAAATATCGTAATCTCCATCAACCCAAACGGTATCACCAATATCATAGTCTATTCTGTAATGACTTTTTGCCGATAATGACAAAGTAGCCTCAAGAATGGTCTTTTGTTTATGACGGCGAATAGTTCGATTTGCCCGGGTTTCTAGTTGAGAATCTAGCGCCTGGTTAAGCCTTTGATACACCCAAGCGACAGCTGGGTCATGTGGGTTTGTTGTTATGTCTGAGGCATCGATAAACATAACCTTCTTATCCCAACCACTAGATGTAGTATCCCGATCTACATACTTACCTTTAAACTTGTTGGTAATGTATGCTGCGTTTTTCTTTCGTTTACTTGACTTAAAATAGCGAGCATTCATTATCTCACCTTCGGCCCAAGAAAACCGAACATCACTTGTGAGGTCTTCCCCTTGGTGTATAATGAACTTTATATTGTCGCTAGTTGTCGACGGACGAACAACTTTAATGCCCGCATTAATTTCGTCTAACAATTCTAAAACGACTGCATACAAATCTCCACGTGGGACATCTCGGTCTTTTTGTGGTCCTTTGTCTGTTAGTTGATTAGACACAATAACATTGTCTAGCACTAATTCTGATCGAAGCGCTGGGACATACCCAGATTCAATTTGCTGTCTTATAACTTCTATAATTACATCACCAGCATTTGAATCTTTAAACAAATAAGGCCAAGACGAACCATCGTATAGCCAATATGGTTGATCTCCTAAAGCCCACGGTGCTCCATATTGACCTAGATATGGGTCAGTTGCAACTCGTTGACTAAGAAAAGTTTCTGCACTACTACCCGTGACCACTAAAGTTGGCGCTTGACCTTTTGTCGCGGTGATTTCATGGTTTTCAACTATCATTACCGTTTTTGTATCGGCGTGTGAAATAAGTGCATCTATTGGTAATAGATCATTCATTATCTTTTTTGTTGGGGAACAAACTAGTTTAAACACGCCGGAATCACGATAACGCTCAACCCATAATTTACTAATTACATCATTGATTAACTCGCCCTGCTCAAACGTTGTGTCAGTGGGGATAAGTCTAAAGAGATCCAACTTATATCCCCCAAAAATGATGTCTATAGTTTATATGATCAATAGTTATATCGTCCGGATTCCAAGCGTCCCCAGGGGCCACGTCGGCTCCAGCAAATCTAAAATATAGTTTAGTAGTTCCTGGGAACATTGTGGGCCATATAGAGTTTTTTCGTATCTTATCAGTAATATGCTTACGAGTAGCTCCTCGATCAAAATATAAATACTTATTGTTTGAAACACTAGAGAAGTAAATCACATCATTAGCCCGAAACTGCTTATCAATGATGAAGGGTGCAGAAAGATCATTTGACGAAGACCCACCATACCGAGTATAGATTCGAAATGGCGTATCATACTGGTCGACAATGGTAAACTTCATCATAAAACCGTGCGGAGCAGTAGATATGCTATCCGTGATCGTTAAATCAGGAGAGACCCATCCCTCAGTAATAGAAACCAAAGTACTACCTTGTATGAATGGGTATGGGCACAAGATAGTAATTGAAACTTCAGTTTCGTCAGAAAACAATGAAGATTCTAACTTGGTAATGAACCCTTGAATATACGCCTGCGAAACCCCGCCTAACATAAACCTAAGCTCAACCATACCGGATCGAGAATATGCAATCATCCGGTATAATTGTGCACGTAGGCTAGATGGTGTTTCACTAGACGCCCACTGTGGGTTTAACTTTATCCGAAGAGCAATCTCTCGCGGTTTTAGGGCCATGTTACGGAAAGTATCGCCAACCCCATTTGGGTTACTATAACCACCGTAAACCTGCGGAACAACGCCAGCAACATCTAATCCAAGAGCCTGCCGTAGAATATAACTTTCAGTAGGATCAGCTTGATTTAAACTAAGTGTAGCAAACTGTGTTGCCGCTAAAGTAGACTCAGCAGCAGTCCAAAGCTGAATAGCGTCTATCATAGTAGTTTCAACTCCTCTTTAGCGAAAGCAATCTGCGTGTTAGTCTGCCTATAAATATCAAACGGCGACAACTCCGTAGGTGCATTGATGGTCTGCTCAAACTTGATTTCTGTTGGACCTCGAGCCGCCGACAAAGCATCTATGTTAGCGGCTGAAATGTTAGCTTCATCAGAGATAACTCTGGCTTGGCCTAACGAAATATCCGCACTAAGAGACGCTGTGTTGAGGATCGACCCAAGCTTACTTGCTTCGGTTGTTACACCGCTAAGGTCTAACACAGGGGTAACCGTTGGATTAAACTCAGACATGTTGTCAAGAATGAATGTGATTCTTTCAGCAGCATTACTAAACTGAGACACTACGGTATCGGTGACATTCGACAAAGTAGACGTTATAGCATAATTGTCTAAACCAGAAACAAGAGAATCACTTATCCCAACACCAACTCTTGATCTTTCCCAAGGCAAGTGTGATGTAAACGAATCCCAAGCATTACCAGCCATATCTTGAATTGCATCAGCAATCCCACCAAAACCATCTCTAATAGCGGCGCCAAGAGCACGTAACATTGTACGAGCCAGACGACCCATAGCATCATTAAGGTCCTCGGCATGTGCATCAATAGAATCTGACAGATCATTTACCATACCAATAACGGTAGTAGCTGCAGCTTCGGTAATCTGATGCGCCGCTGAACGAATACCCTCGATGAACTTAATGATGATGTTAACGCCAGCTTGAATGATACGACCAATGTTCGAAGCAATACCATTCATAAAGCTAACTATGAGGGTAACGCCTGCAGCGATAACACCGCCCATGTTTGCTGCGATACCGTTTAAGAAGTTAATGATTAAAGTAGCGCCAGCTGTGACAATGCCACCAATATTTTGTGCAAGCCCAGTAAGGAATGTCGCTATAAACTCAGCCGCTGTTGCAATCACCTCTGGAAGATGCTCAGTTAACCCCTGAAGGAATGACACAACCAGAGTCGCTGCAGAAGCAATTAAAGCAGGAAGCTGAATAGCTAACCCATCCATAAAGGCGATCATGAACATAACCGCTGCTTCAACAATCTGTGGGATGGCAACGGTAAGGCCTGTTATGAATGCAACTATTGTTTCGCCGGCAGCAACCATAATTTCAGGTAACTTCTCTGTTAAAGCCTGAAGGAAAGCTATAATTACTTCAGCAGCAGCGATGACAACGTTAGGTATAGCTTGACGTAAGCCTTGCAGGAATGACACGATAAGCATACCAGCGGCCTGAACAATAGCAGGAACTTGCCCTGCTAATGCCACTAAGAATGCTGTAATAATCTCACCAACAACAGTCACAAGCTGCCCAATGTTATTACGGACGCCTGTAAGGAACAGAATAAGCATGTTGAACCCGGCCTCAATAAGCATTGGTCCTTGTGCGGACAATACGCTTAAGAAGGTCTCGATCAAGACGATTACCGCTTCGCCCCATTGGGGGATAACTTCCTTAATGGCATCAATAACTGCCCCAAGCAGAACAACAAGCCCAGAGATGATTTCGGGCGAACCCTTAACTAAGCCGTCCAAATATGCTAAGGTCATTTCAGCAAGAGCCGCGCCAAGCATCGGTAACAGCGCAATTATGGCCATACCAATAGCTACCATAACTGCAACAGCACCAAGTCCAGCAGCAGCAAATGCTGCCATAGCAGTGGCTGCCATTAATGCTCCGGCGCCAAATAAAGCAACACCAAGGCCTAATGACATGAGCGCAACGCTAAGAAGCACTAAAGATGGAATTGCTACAGTAATGATTAATGCCGCAGACCCCAGAATAAGTAAAGCTAATCCTATAGCCGCGGCACCGGAAGCAACCTTGCCAAACCCAAGCTTCGAAAATGCTTCAATTGCATCAGCAGTAAGCATGAGTCCAAAGGCCATCGGAATAAGCGCTATGCCTAACCCTATAAGCGAAGGAATAACCGGCGTTAATGCAGCAGCCCCTAAGCCTAACACAAGAATTGCGGCAGCAATCCCAAGAAGCCCAAATGCTAAGTCGGCCCAACCTAAATCAGAAAACTCTTCAATAGCTCGAGCCATTACAATAAGGCCGCCTGCGACGACGACCATTGCTAATGCCCCGCCAATAGAGCCGTTCATACTATTAGCTGCTAAAGACATTGCAAGTAATGCGCCGGCGATACCAAAGAGGCCACGGGCAATTTCTTCCCAACCCAACGAGCCGATTCGTTCAATAGCAACACTAACCACAACTAAAGCTGCACTTATAAGAAGTAAGGAAAGGCCCGCTTGAGCTAATGTGGCCGCATCCATTTGACTTAAAGCTATAGCTACTGCAGCCATAACTCCAGCAATACCAAAGAGTCCTCTAGCAATATACTCCCACCCTAAAGCGCCCATTCGTTCAACAGCAAAGCTCATAATTATTAAAGCTCCACTAATAAGAATTAACGCCATACCAGCTTCCGCTAGAGTTTGTGGGTCCATGTTTTTTAATGCAACGGTAACAATGATTAAGCCTGCAGCAATACCGGCAAGCCCTCGAACCATAACCGCCCAAGGCATTTCGCCGAAACGCAATACCGCTTCTGCGATAACATTAAGGCCAGCACCAACAAAGAATAACTTAAGACCCTTATTATTCATATCTTGCATGCCCTCAGAATTCAAGAATATAGCAAGACTAGTTAAGACAATGCCTAACCCGAATAAACCCTTAAGTAATTCTGTTATTGACAATGAGCCTAATTGTTTAACAGCTAGACCCATAAGCATGAGTGCCCCAGCAAGTAAAGCAATTTTTACACTTGCTTTACCTAAACCTTCAGTAACATCGTCTTTGGTTAAAGGTTCAATAGCAAGGCTTAATATGGCAAGAATTCCAATAATACCAACAAGCCCGGTAAGTAACTCCTCGGCCTTTAAACCTGACATTATTTTAACAGCAAAGGCCATCGCAATCAAAGCGATCCCAAGCTTGATCAGACCCCCAGCAAGCGTGTTTAGTTTTTCTGCTTCTTCATCATCAGCTATCTTATTAAGCGCCCAGAACGCGCCAATGAGTTCAAACATACTAACACTTACTGCGCCAAGAGCTCTAGCTAAGGCTGCCGAATCGATAAGTGATAATACCACAAGAGATATAGTAAGTAGTGCAATGGCTTTAGCAATCTTTAACAAAGCATCAGACTTGGTCTCTTCACCAAATCGGTTGAACGCATCAGTAGCACCACCAAGTAGATCCCTAAGGTGGTCTACCAAACCACCAGTCATAGCGTTAATTACGCCGCCATCCACAAACTTCTTGAACATCACGACAAGTCCGCCAAGAAGTCCAACGTTAATTAAGTCGAGAATGGTTGAAAAGTCTCCGCCCTCAAACGCTTTCTTAATTTGATCGAAGAGTTTCCCACCAATATCTTTGAGAAAGTTCCAAACCGACTCAAACGCATTAATCACCCCAGAAAGCTTTTCGATGACCCAATCCCAAGCGTCGCCAAGAGTGTTTGCAGTTTCACCCATGCTTTCAAGTCTGTTTGAGACTCTTTCTGACCCAACACTAACAGAATCGAAACCACCAAACAAACTTTTTATAGCATCGACTAACCCAGATATGGCTGAGGTGACAAACCCGAGAACCGATGAAAAGTCAAGCTTTCCAACAAACACACTAATGGCAGCGCCAACTGTTCTAAAGAAATCAGTTATCCGGCCACCACCAACGAGGAAGTCATTAAGCGCAACTAATGCATCACCAATCTTTGCCGTGAATCCTAAGAAGCCTCCAGCAACACCAGGAAGAACTGCGCCAATAAGGCCAAAGACATTCTTTAAAATGTTACCAACAATCGAGAACACTGCAAAGACGCCGGCAAAGGTTCGCTTTAAGTTTTCGGCCGTTTCATCACTTAGCTTAAGCCCTTTAGTAAACTGCTTAAACTGCTTCACCAACTCCGTGACTCGGTGAATAGTCGGCGTGGGAAATATCTCTGAGAATGCTTCTTGAATGGGACCAAGAACAGACTTAAGTGCACGCCATAAGTTGGTAAATATCTTATCTACCTGTGGTCCAATTTTACTAATAAGTCGAGTAAACTTGGTGAAGTCGATGTCCTGAAGAAAGGTAGCAACCTTAATGCCGAACACAAATACTAAGCGCTTATATGCATCAATGAGAGGCATAAGTGACTCATGAACGCTATCAATGACGGGGGCCAGCGTATTAAATATAACTCGAAGCCCAGCAAAAGTTGGCGTTGCAACTTCTGCACCAAGACGAGAGAACGCGGCTTTAAGGTTGGCTAACGAGCCTGTGTAAGTTTCATTAGCTTTAGTCGCATGCTCTCCGAAAGCAGCGTCGACCATTGCGGCAAACCGTGGGAAGTCAATCTCTCCCCGACTAACCATGTCTCTAACAGCAACCTCAGTTGTACCCATCTGTTCGGCCAAAGCAGCCGCCATGTTAATTCCTCGAGTTGAGAAACTAAACAAACCGGCGCCAGTAAGCTTACCCTGACCAGCCATTGAGGTAAATATGTTTCCAATGTCTGCAAAGGAAGAGCCAGTTAATGCAGCCACACCAGCAACACCTCGAAGTGAGCCCGTCATAGCATCGCCAGCTTGAATTCCTGACGCACCAAACTGAGCTGCTACGGTAGCTGCTTCATCTAAGCCGTAAGCAGTGCCTCTAACTGCGTCTAGGGCGCTCTGCATAGAAGCTTCAACATCTTGACCAAGGCCCTTGAACTGGAACTTAGCCTGCTCAATAGCTAATGATCTCTTGACGCCACCTTGAATAATTGGGTCAATGAGCGCCGAAGCCATTCGGCTACCAGCACTAATAGCTGTCTGTGTAAGACTCTGAATAGCGGTAAAGCCCACCGCGCCAAGTGCTGAGAACTTACTGTTAATGTCATCAACAGCAGCGCCAATGTTGTCCAGACTAAACCCACTAGCAGCATCTTTAAGCTGTGCGAATGGGTCTTTTGAGGATGAGAAATCTAAAGATCCTTTTAGATCCTCGAGGCCCGATAAAGTACTAGCTATAGCACTTTCAAAACCAGCATTATCAAACGTTATAGATACTACTCTGTTTTCAATACTACTCATCGTCTCACCTCCTTCGTTAGATCAGCTAAAATTTGCTCAAACACATCTTCGACAGCCGGATTAATGTAATCGGTTCCAGCCACATAACCGCCAGTGCCAGTTCCGTGTCCATACTGAAGAATGACAGCAATTGGCACCCCGTCAACAACATTAGTGTTATACCAATCGATTTGATATTGTTTACCATTATTGGTTATAGAATATGACCAGCCTCTTGCCGTTTCGCCAGTGTCTGATGGCGTGGCCAAGGCTAAGGCGTCAACGCCTATTTGGCCGTAACGATCTAGAATTCTATAGATGTCCCCATTTAGCAAACGATCTAACCAGGCTTCAGTTTTGCTCCAGGTCCCGCTAGTTTTTACATTGAGCATAACGACTCCCATTTTGATTGTTTAACTAAACTTTAAGTTAAGCCATTTGGTAATGAAAAGCGTAATGAACGTTTTGTACTTTGATCGTTCCGCCAGACCGATCTGGATAACTATGCGACAAGAACAAACCACCATCCATAGCACCAATGCCCTTTTTTAGGTCTGGCTCATTGCCATCTAAGTGTAATACTCCCGTATGGTGAGTAAAGGTATTTGTTCCAGCACTAACAACACCAATTGGGGTAAACCCCTCTGGGTCGTAATTAACGCCATACTCAGGTAAGCGCATCTGATAATAGCCGTTACCCTGGGTTTGTCCAGTACCATTCCATCGGACAGTAGCCCCGCCAGTTACTCTACCTTTAAGGTCTACCATGTAGTACCCCTCTTCAATAGGAGAACTGCCAAGATCTGGGGGAGTTGACCCAAACTTACAAGTTACCGTTGGGGAGAATGTCTGCCAACCAAGTTCGGAGGTTTCAAGGTGACCATCAGCAACCCAAGAATCTGTCCCCACTTTGATCAGGTTAACAACCGCCCCAACACCAAGAAGAGTTAACACATAAGGAGCAACAACGGCAACCGTTACTCCGCCGGCGTAAGTTATGTTAACGTCACCAGCCCCACCCTGAACGATCGTGATTTTCGTTCCAATTGGGAAGTTAACGCCTCCAACACCAGAACTAAGAGGGACCACTACGTTTGTTGCCGAAGCTGAATACATCATTACGATGTTGTTAGCATCGCTAAGTGCCAACGTGTATGTAGCAATCTGCATTGCAAGTGACGAAGCGTTTAGAAAAGTAGCCCAAGCCACATCATAGTTAGTAGCTGAGAGTTTAACTAATGCTTGACCAGTAGTCCCACCAGAAGGAATCGATACGCCCGTTGGCCCAGGATCGCCTTCTGGGCCGCGAACGTTTCCAGCATTTATAGTTGACCCATCAAACCTTGATAGGATTAAGTCATCACCAACAACTTCGCCGTCAACAATAGAGGCAGCTTCAATAGCTTCGCCTCTTGCTGCGGTTATTCCGGTAACAGTAGTCATCTAATACTCCTTAAGAAGAAGAGATGGTATAGGTATCAGCGTCAATAATTAACGCATTAGCATTCACAATCTCAAACGTTGTGGCTGATGTCATAGAAATATGATCGCTTGGCCCTATTGCAGTCCAAGTACCATCTCCATTATCAAGTATTGTTATAACTGAATATGCTGATAATTCAGTGAATAGATCTGACAACGGTAGTAAGCTTCCATCTACAAGGTCTGTCCCATAGAGAAGTTCCTCTAAATGAGCCATTGCACCAGGATTGGTATACCTTGAATCAAATATAGCATGTGCCGTAGCTTGATACCCAGGCACATCTTCTGGTATGCTATTAACGTCCCATGTAAATTCCATAGCACTTTTATCGGAGACAGTATCATAGCCTAATGGGCCAGGTTTTGCCGTCAAGTTGTATAGAATATGAATTTGATAACCAAAATCAAGTCCATCAACATCGTTACCAACAAGGGTCTGGTATGACATACTAAAGTTCTTAGTGGCTTGCTCAGTAAAATATAAACCCTGTATGTATTGGTTTGTAACCATTCCCATATAGAGGATGAACTCATCCGGGTAAGTGAATGCTGTAATTGTTGCAGCAAATTCCCCCGGGGAAGTTACATCAAGAACTTTTACCCCATCAAAATATACCGCTTCTGACTTATCATCAAACGATTCGGACACAGAGATAAGACCATTCCAAGGAACTGGGCTACCATCTTCTAAATATAAAACACCCTTGCTAACGCCAGCTTCATACAGACGATCCCCAACAGTATCCCAAGTGATTTTAGTCATAAGTCTCCTAACTCACAAATATAGTAACTAATTCTGACTGGGTTGGAAAATCTGGAGTAGTTATGTCTGTCCCATACAACGTGTCTTCAACAACAGCTAACACAGCGGGATCTGTCACTGTAGAATCCACTATCACGTGTGCTGTTGTACGACCACCAGTTAAGTTTGGCGGAGTAGCAGTTATAGTCCACTTACGACGAGTAACTTTAACGGTATCGTTTAGAGTTTCATACTCTAGGTTTGTTGGGACAGCCACCGCATTGTATACAAAGTGAATTAAGTATCCACTTTCACCAACTAACGTTTTATACGAAAAGTTAAACCTTGTTGGCTGCTGTCCTGTTATGAAACAGCCAGGCATTATTTCTCGTATCCCTATGGCACTAAGAAACTCATAAGGAAACGAATAGGCTGAAACATTACATTGGTAAAAACCACCAAACCTTAAGTTTGAGTACGTTTTACCTTCAAAAGCAGCAGTTAGTTCGCCAACATCAACATCTTTTTCGTCAACCGATACAAGCCCATTCCATGGAACTATGAGCCCCGTTTCTGGAGAATGTAACAAACCACCTTCTACTCCAGAAAAGTAGTTAGGTGCATTAAGGCCCCAAACTAATTTAGTCATAGTATTCCTTATCCGGTGGTGTTATACATCGCTTTTCTTTGCGCATTCAACTCTCGGTTTCTTTCGGCAATCTGCCTCGCGCTCATCTTCTTAGGCGGAGAATTCTTGATGCCGCAAACACGAATTAGTGAGAACAACCTGTTTAGGTGCCAATACTGGCATTCAAATGGAATGTTTAAGGCAACCATCCAGTAGTAGATTAATTCTGACGTAATCGTTTCGCCCATACCAGAGTTTTTCTGATGCTCAGAGAAAGTTGTTGCTGATTGTTTTGTGTCGATGTAGTCGTTTATCTCTTGGATGTTTTCACGACTCAAACGCAAATATACTTCTGGAGCGACATCTTCAGTTAGTACCATACATTTAAGGTACTCAAAGACTTCTTCTTTAGTTTTTTCGCCCCTTCCTAAAAAGGGCTTTTCAAATTTTGACTCCCATTTTGACAGGGAGATCAAAGAATGCTCAAGCTGTAAAACGACATCCCCAACAGTCGTAAACTCGTTGGTAATTTCATCATACAACTCATCACCAATCACTGTAATAGTAAGCATTCTTTGATCTCCTTCTGTCTAAATGAACTACGCGTCCCGCTTGAACGTCCAGCTGGTATCCGACTCTTCGCTAAGAACATAACCGCTAGAGGCAAATGCCCGAATGATAAGCGAAGCTCCAGCCACACCAATGGTAACTGTGCCAGCAGCGACAACGGCGTTCGTATCAGCACGACGGTAAGTCACACCGGTAACCGAAGGAATAGTGATTACGCCAGTTGCCGGCACGAAGGTCGGGGTAACGGTAACGGCCTCGACCGGAGCACCAGCACTAAGAATGGTGTAAATCTCATCAGGAAGAGGCAGACGGGCATCGCTACCTGCGGTGCCGTAAAGCTCATCCTCGAGAGCAGCCAGAGCGTCGGAGTCAACCTGAGTGGAATCAACCACAACAAGCGCCGTCGGACGAGAGCCAACAAGAACGACCGGAGTGGTCGAGAACGCCCAGCTGAAAGTAATAGCCTCAGGCGTGTCGTTAATCGTGGCGTAAGCCTTCTCCGAAGGAGCCGCAAGCGCACCATAAATCATGTGAAGCTTGTAGCCATAGTCATCAGCCTCAACATCATTACCAAGCTTAGTCCGGTAACAAAGACCAAACGGAGAACGCGCCTGCTGAGACAGGAACATACCCGGAAGAGGCTCCGTAGTGCCATCACAAACCCCAAACTCATCGGGGTACATGAAAGCCTCAATCGTACCCGCAAACTCCTCACGAGAGAGAAGGTTGAGGTACTTGATGTTGTCGGCGTACTGAGCGTTAGGCTCGGCACCAGAAGGCGACTCCGTGACGGAAGTAATACCGTTCCACGGGACACCAAGGTCATAAACGCCATTGGTCGGGATGTAGAGAACCGCCTGGTCAACACCAGTTTCATACAGGCGATCGCCGGTCTGATCCCACTGAAGTACAGTCATATCATTCCTCCTTAGAAGAAGATTTTAAAGGTATCATGGTTAAGTTTGTCTGCTGTAAAAAATCGATCAAAGATGCATCTAGGGAGTGACGCCACTTTATCAGGAATCTCACTATCTGGATCTGGGTCTATGACCGTAATCAGATAACGCTTGGTGTGTTTATATGGCTTGTCGTCTGCAAATATAGTTCTCGCAGTATCTCGTTTATAGATGATACATGGATAAACTAACTTTAAAGACTCCGGCGGTTGAAAATATACATTAGGCGTACCACAGGTTAGTAACAGGGCTTGTAACTCTAATCGTGTACCCATTTACGGCTCCTCTGGTTCTGGAATATAAACAGGCCCATTGTAAACTTCACCAAGGGTGAGCAGCAGGCGAGGACTCTTGACTTCCACGGATGTAACCGTCCAAAGAGTCCCCGCCCACTGAATATACCTAATCGAACTGAAATTGTTATTAGCATACTCATCCGCAACTATACTAATAGAGTTCGACACAGATATGTTATCGTTAAGACTATCACCTTCGTTTACTTTGCTAATGTTACGATTAACATCACCATAATATGGAAGTTCGACAATCTCATCAACCCAAACGCCAGATCCAGCAGAAGTTTCTACAGAAGTACCATAACCGATATTACCATAGAACTTAGGCATTAGATCTGACTCCCTTACGCTTATGCGTGGTTGCGGTAGAAGGTCCAGCGCTCATCGTCACTGGTGGCGAAGTAGTAGCCAGCCGCAGGCTCAGCCGTAATCGTGACCGAGGTACCGGCCGGGATTGCAGCGTAAGGCGAGCCAGCCGCGTTCACCACGGTGTCACCATTCTTGTACACAACGTGAGCCGTGTTGACAATGGTGAGGACACCAGTCTCAGGATCGAACGTCGGCATAGTAGGCGTCACCAGAACATCGGCACCGTCAACCTTCTTGACCACGATGGCCGACTTGAGACGCGTCAGGGCGCCACAAGCACGGGCCTCCATGAGGTACTTCAGCTTGTTGTAATCGATGTCGAAGTCATCAAACATGTTGACCTCGCCACCCTTGTCAGTACCGAAGGAGTAGTCCACCATGTTGACCAGGATGCACACGATCTCGGGAGTCTCCTCCAGAACCTCAACCGGAACAATCTCAGCCACGCGAAGCTCGGTGGCAAGATCAGACAGGTTGGTGTACAGACGACGACCAACGGCATCCTTAAGCAGCAGGAACCGAGCAATCATGGTCTCAGAGGTGAACATGGTCGGAAGACCACTACCCTTGTACGCCTTGCGGTTCAGCACAATGGCATCGATGACTTCCTGAACGCTAGAGCTAGCGTCATCCAGGTTGACGTTGATGGTCGTGGTGTAAAGCTCGTTGTCGTACGCAATGGGACGGATGTTGCCTTCCTGAATCTTGTCCTCATGCGAAATATCGCGACCGTCACCCACCAGGGCAGCGCGAGCAATTTCCTCGTCCATCATGATACGCATCTCAGCCTTGAGCCAAGTAATGACGTCAATCTCCGTGATGTCGACAACGTCGTCACGGTCAAGCGACTGCTTCTTGTACACAGTCTGAGGAGTCGTGATTCGGTGAGTAAGCGAGAAGTACTCGTCCTTCTTCATCGCACCGGTGACATAACCCTTGGCCCGAGCCTCGTCCATGGTAATATCCGCAGACAGGGTCTTGATCCGAGCAAACGGGGTCTTGCTGGCGCCGCCAAGCACCTTGGCAACCCACTCCATACGACGGCTAAGGAACTCCGGCGTGTTGGTGATGTTCTGAGCATCCGGGAAAAGCACATCGATGTTGTCGATGCCGTGCGAAATAACATACTCTTCGAATGCGTGCTTGAGCGAACCCATGCGCTTGGCCGAGGCCACAATCTGACCGAGGTCGTCATGGCTCAGCGAAGTGCCATTGTCAGCCCCACCCGCAGTCCTATCGAAAACGTTGCTGCTCATGGTGTTTCCTTTCTTGGTTAAGTTGCCGTGTTCGGCGATGTCTGTATCATCTTCATCAGCACCATCGTCGTCGCCACCATCAGCGTCGTCTTCGGCACCATCTTCAGCACCAGAGTCGGTGCCCTCACCATCTTCATCAGTACCATCGTCGTCGCCATCAGCGTCGTCTTCGGTATCATCATCTAAATCGCTATGCGCAGCTGAGTCAGAAAGCTCAGCCTTAGTGGCAGAGATTGCCTCACCAATCAGGTGGTACAAAACACCCTGCTGATCGTCATCCATCGTGTTGATGACATCCTGAATGGTCTCACCAGCATCGTCGGACTTATCAGAAGAATCATCCGCATGCGCAAGCTCAATCTCAAGCCCAGTGCGAATGATCGCCTCATCATCAAGGGTTTCGTAATCATCATCACCGTGACGAATAGTGACATTCTCAATGAGTGCGCCAGGATTAGCCCCCGAAAGAACTAAGCTAACTTCACGAATGACACCGTGCGTAACACGCTTAGACGACTCAACCAGGTTGTTCGCCCAAATCGAGAGCATAGTGATGTCTTTGTGATCGACCAGCTCAGCAGCATGCTTAGCCTTAGCCGACTTATTGAAATATGCGTAGGTGTAAACGCCATCCGGGCGGTTCTCAAGAATCGCATGCCCAAGAACATTCTCCGGGTCCTTGTGCCCATGCTGCCAAACAAGCGGCACCTGAACCTGGTCCTGATGCTTAAACGCGTCGGGCATAATGACTCGCCCATCCGAACACTTAAGACCAGCCTTAGTGGCGTAACCAGAAAAATCTGCTTCCATTTTGACTGTTTCCTTTCTAGATGGTTAACAAGTTAAGTTTTGCCAAGATCAACTTGGCGGATCGTTAGTTGAACTGTCAGGATTACCCTTTGGTTCGTCGGGAGGGGGACTTGGTTCTTGTGAGGCATTAGATTCTGGCATGTTGCTGTTGGCTAACATGTCGGCGTTAGGATCAGAAGATGGAGCTATCCCCATAAAGTCTCTAATCTCGTTAGGAGTAAGAATCTCGTTACGAGAGAACACGTCAGCCACTTCAGCCATAACAGCTATAGGGACTAACTTGAACGGGTTCTTATAGTACCTGATGCGTTCCCCACGTTTAATACCAAGTGCCCCAAGAAAAGCCCGTTGCATGGCTTCTCGAACGGCATCAACAATAGGCTCTACCGTTCTATTGTGATAGTTCAACATGACTTTTTCATCAGCTGTGCCCGACATGACATCTTCGGTGATGCCTAATTGCGAGTACAACAGCTGGGTCAAGTACTCAACTTGTTTTAACAACTGATTGTCAACAGATCGGTTAAGCTGGATAATCTTTTCTGTTCCATCTGCATAAGCAACGCCATACTGACTATCTTTGAGTTGGAACTCAAGATCTTCACGACGCTTTTCTGCTCTAGCTTGTTGAGTTTCAGACTTAACTGCATATGGAAGTTGAATGATCATGTCAAGACGCCCCGCAGAGGCGTCAACATCATCTAAAACACTTAACTTACGAGTAAGTCTATCTAACGTTGAGTTTGGTTCATTCATTACTGAGAATAATGGGTTCTCGACAATTGCAACGTGTCGCTTCTCAATAATGATCTCTTGAAACTCACCAACACGTTCGTTATAAAGGCGAACCTTTACGTGGTGATGATAAAACTGAAGAATTTCCCCAACACGCATTGTAAAGATCTCAAAGTTATCGTTATCTCTTGGATCTTCGCTTGTGTCAACCGGAACAATAGCAGCAGAACCCTTGTCTAAAAGAGTAGTGACTATGTCCTGGCGAAATGCTCTAGGGCCCTGGTCGATGTTCGGCTCAAGCTCAAAACACAAGTTGAGGCGACTATCAATATCGTCTAAGTATCGCTTTTTATCGTCAATCTTTACATGCCGAAGATCAATAGACGCAACATCCATACTAAGTCTTGTGTAGACAGAGTTAATGATGGAACGTTCATTAGAATATCGACGGCGAGGCCGATCTTGTCGATACGATGAACTAGGCCCTAACGTATAGTCATTAGCTGGTGGCGACTGATCATACGATAAAAATGCATTTAAAACCTTTTTAATCTGTGTCATGACCGCCATTAAGCCTCACCTCCTTAGGGTTCGTTAAATATAACTTTAGTTACGGGTTAGCCCTGAATGAAAAACCTGAGACTAAGTAAATATGCGCAGGAAGTGGATCTTCAAACGCAAACGTTGACGGTGATGGCGCCATAACTTCTCCAGTAGCACTAATCATAAGAACCGTATATTCTGGAGCCGTCGCAAATGTGGTCCAAATACCACCACGAATAGCTAATGAGTCTGGACGATGATCTTCCGGCAATGTAAATATAGGAGTACTAAAACCGCCAAGATAATCTGCAACCACCACTTCAGTATAAACTTCTACCCATACCGTTCCAGTAGGATCTTTATAGTATCTAGGCGCCGGGGCATTGCCATAGGCCGAACCCATTTCGTCCCAACCCGTTAACAAAGTAGGTTCTGCCCAAGGAGGAACAGTAGCATCAACAACGAGCAACGGCGAACCATCGTCATTGAAAAATGCCATTCGCTCAGTACTAAGATTTCGGTCCATAGTTGGCTGAGTTGCAACTACGACCTGCTTGTTCGACTGATCAGGCATAATATATCCTTTGGGTTAGGTTTACGGAGTCTCTAAAGCTTCAATGCGCGCCTCAAACTTAGCAATGGCCTCGTTAAGAGTGTCGGTAGCCAGAATATCCCCAGTAACGGGAACATACCCCGTAAGAAGAATGTTATCGCC